ACGGGTAGGTTGCGGAGGAGGATGTTCCCAGTGTGTCGGTTGGGTGCAGCAACTCGACATCTGCGGTTACATCTACATCCGACGACGTGTTGTGGTCGGTGCGGTGTTCCGGTTGCTTACTGCTCTCCCCCTCTGGTGTCTTTTCCTGTTCCTTTTCATGTTCCTGTTCCTTTTTCTTGCGCGCACCAGTCAATCGTTGGTCTTCGCGACCACCCGTCGCTTCTTCGCCACCGTTTCCCAGTTGTGCCGCATCATCATCATCATCATCATCATCATCATCATCATCCGCATCAGCGGTGGTGCTTTGTGGTGGTTCTGTTTCCACGGTGGAGTTCGTTTGAATCTGCCGGGGTTTGGTGGTGGCGTTGGCAGTCAGCGTCTGCACGTCTTCACCGATTTCGTGTTGCATGTGTCTCACATCACGCATTATCTTATCGTGTTCCGTCTGTATGAGCGTTAGCTCCTTTTCAGAAAGGCGGTGTTGGTATTTTTGTGGAAGGGCGGCGATGTCTTTGAGTGTGTTGTGCAGCACCTTCGTGTATTCAAATAGTTCGCGCGTGTTCTTCTGCGAGGAGGTGTACTGCTCCGATACTTTCTGAAAATCTTCAAACTGTGTGTTCAGATACCGGGTGATTTGTTGCAATTGGTTGGCGTCAGTCATACGTACAGTCCTTTTTTGCTGTATGTAATACTATTAAAAATATATATTACACATAATCGTGTTGTCGTTAAAGTACATACACAGACATAAAACAAATCTCCACCTCTTGGTTAGTAAATGGATGATATCACCGCAACGACTCAACGCCAGTTGGCAAATCCAGACCACGTTCCGAACCGTTCGACACACACGAAAAAACACGGCAATCAAGCAGCACGCCAACCACTGCCGCAGCAACTGTCGTATGTGCACCAACTGATGGAGGACGTCCGTCACTTTGCGGACGAAGCGAATGCCTACCAGGAGGCGGGTAATCTGGAGGAGACGCTTGCCCAATACATTCTACTCGGGACCACGCTGGAACATCTGATGCCTCTGCTCCCACCGACGACTACGACTACAAACAGGGCAGCAAAGACAAAGTACACTGCCGAACTGCAGCGTGTGAAGCACGTCTTGCACAGCTTGCACCAGCGAGTGCAAGCCAAATCGGATTCGTTTTTTGGGTGTTTGGACGCCAGCGAAGAGGACGTGTCGGACGAATTGGGTGACGCCGTGGACCTGTCAGTTGCGTCGTCGTCGTCGTCGCAGCAACCCTCCCGCACCGGTGCGGGTGGCCAGCGAGTGCCCGACGAGTGCGGCGCGGTACGCCCCGTCGACACGCTGTCGTTTGAACGCGTTACGCTGGCGTCCATGGTGGGCAACGACGCCATCAAGCAAGACATTATTGACGGGATTGTGCGCCCGTTCCAGCAGCCACTGCTGTTCAAGATGCGCCGGAGCTTCTTGTTCTACGGACCACCCGGCACCGGCAAAACGATGTTCGCCAAAGCATCCGCAAACACGTTGCACCAGATGAGTGCCACGGTGGACATACTGTTCTTCTCGCCCACGATCGACACCCTCAAAGACAAGCACGTCGGCGGGACCGAACAGAAGATCACCCGCTACTTCCAGTGCGTGCACTTGCAGGCACTGGAGCACGCGCGCGAAACTGCCAAGCAAACGGTCGGGGTGATCTTCTTGGACGAAGTCGATTCGCTGGCGAGAAGTCGCGAAGACGACGACCCAGCCGGCACACAGGCGAGCGCGACCAACACACTCCTGCAGATGATGGATGGGTTTCAAACCCGTGCCAACATCATCGTGATGGCAGCAACCAACTACCCCTGGCAACTGGACGATGCGGTGCTGAGTCGGTTTCAGGAGCAGATATATGTGCGCTTGCCGGACACGCCCACCATCGTGAATTTGCTGAAATACAATTTTTCACAATACTACCAATCTGTCTTTCACTCTTCGCACCAGACGTCCCCCCCCCACCACACCCACAACACAGACCCGGACAAGTTGTACGACATTGTATCTGCGTGTTTTGGTATAGACGACGACGCCTTATTGTATATCGCAAAAACATTCCACCAACCGTCGACCTATTCGCCGAGCAACATCCGCGACGTGTGCACCCAGGTGTTTCGCAAGAATGCGAGGTATGCCCAGGAGAGCAGCGTGTTCTACCCGATACAATTCGGCGAAGCACCGCACACGACGGTCACCCACACAGAACGCGAGTTGCTGCGGCAACTTGAACACATGTATGCCAGCGCGACGACCTTTCAGTATTTGAATAAGAAGTATCCCAATATGCTCGTACAAACGAAACCGATCCGTATGCCTTCCCCAGACCACCAACACAACCACCCGCACAAGTCGTTGCCGGGCGCGCACCGACACGAGCGACTCGTATACAAGGGTCAGTCGTTCATCTGCAGCTCGCACTGGTCTCCCAGCGAGACGCTCCCCACCGATGTTCGTCAGGCAATCGAAGCACTGCAAACCATCACCAACCTGCACATCTACCTTCCTGAAAGCATTGCCGCAGACTTGCCCGCATCATCGTTGCCCTACTTGCTCTACAAACCGTTGCACGCCACGTTCGGTCGCGAGAACCACCAGGTCTTGCACACGTACGGGTACGGCAAGTTGGGAGCAACTGACCTCGCGCACATTCAGAAATACGCGGCTTCGTCGCTGTGGAGTATTCGCGCGTGGCTGCGAACGAGCACGCGCACGCCGGAATCCGTGTTAACTGCCAACGTATGCCACGTGTTCTTCACCAACGCGCGGCAACAGAAAGAGAAAGAAGAGGTGTTCTGGTCCTTCGATGTGCCGACCGACGGCACCCACTCGCAGTCACAACTGTGCTTTGCGCTTGACACCTATGCCGCGCCACACAAAGCGCTGGATCTGCTCAAGGAAGCGTGCTACACCAAAAGCGGCGCGGAACGGTACGCGTTGTGGGTGACCCGGCACACCACCACCAAGGGCAGCAGCAGCAGCAGCAGCAGCAGCAGCAGCACGTCGAGGGCGAGCGAGAGCGCCTTCTTGAAACGGGTGCAGTTTGAGAAGCAAAAAGAGTTTAGCACCGAGTTTCGCACCCAGTCTGCAGATTGCGCGCACGCAAACATTTGTATCCAGAAGAAGATGTTTGCGTTGCACATTGACCTGAACTGGTTCAAACAGGTGATGGACACCTCCCTCCCGGACGCCATACGACCAACGAGTCAGAAGAAAGAAATACAACTGTTCGTAGAGTACCACAGTGGGAAACGACAGCGATAAAAACTTCGTCGCATACATTATATCTAATCTATCTCCGTTTTCAACGGGCAAGCAAGTTGAATATAATCGGTTAGCGTAGCGGTCGTATACGTGTGAGTAAGTATAATAAGTACAACACGGACACACCAAGTACACACCAAGTACACTAAGTATCCCAAGTAGAGTCCAGTACACGATGACTACGAATTTCATATTCTTTCTGAACTCGATCGAGGGACTGTTTATCTTTTATATGTACAATCTGTTCAAAACGACTGTATCCTTCCACCACCCTTTTGAAATACTCATCCAACACCAAGACGTGAGCGATTTCTTCAAACACCCTGTATCGACTGGTCTGTACGAGTCTAAAATATGTCCGCTTGGCAAGGTCGTGTCGTACGTGCTGATTGCCTGGTTGTGGTTGCGACTGTGTATCCAAGATGTATCCAAACGATCGTTATACAACTCGGTTCTGTTCGCAACTGCCGCGGTGTGCTCGTTGCTGATGAATATGAATGCATTCGTGTACCTGCTGCCGGTGTATCTGTACGAGTGGTTACTCGTGAAGAGGGTGTTGTAGGTGGGGACACACCGACAAATACTTAAAAAATGAAAAATGATATTACACCATTTTCATTTTTTTTTATTTGCTATAATTAAAATAACAAAATGTGGTACACTCGTCGGAACAACCGTTTACAAAAAAAAAGACACATTACCAACCCTCGTCATCAAGAAAAAGGACCACGTGGCGGCCGGAGAGTTTCTGGTAAGGGTCGTGTATCGGTAAAACGACAAAGGGCGTTCTCTAACTATAACTCTAAAAAAAAGAAATCACGTGTGAATCGAACTTGTCATAATACAAAACAGAAGGGTGGTACGAATCCGCATTCGACCTCACCTGCACAAGCAGTCGCAGGACAAACCAAATACATTATTATTACGAACGGTCCAACCGGTAGCGGAAAATCAACTCTCAAAGACAAAGCAATTACCGGGTTGCATACACGTGATAATGTCAGCATACCAATCGTTGATTTCCGCAAAAGTTTCAAACCTTTTTTAATAGATGATCTGGTTGAGCAGCACCCATACTACAAACAAGAAATAAGCACACTTCTTATAGCGAAAAAATGTGCAGACACTACGTGTGATACGAAGAAACTTGAAACAGACGAGGGGTTCATTCAATCCATGAATACCGCATATTTCCATACACGTCAGAATCGAACGTGCTGTAAAGCCAACGAATGCACACTTAGTAAAGTGAGTGATGAATCAAATGAGACTGGCGCGTGTGCAGATGGTTATACATTAAAAAATAGTGTAGAATACGTGTTTGATACACGGATCAAACAGTCGATTCTCGAAGGTAAAAACATTGTGTTTGAAACACAGGGATTACACCCGGTTGACACAGTCACATGGATGAAGAAAATGATTGAATCGTCGACATATGACTACAAAATAATAATGGCATATTCGCTTGTCAAATACTGCGAACTTATCAAACGAAACCAAACCCGGTTTGGGTCGTCGGTGACAGCGTTTTTAAAGAATACACAACAACAACCTGCCCCCCGTCTGCCAGATGTGCAAGACGGAGAAGCCAGTTCCTTTAAAAAAACATACACTCTGATCCGTGACGGTCTGCTGTCCGAACCATTGTCGTCTGATGTTACCTTTTTCATAGTGAATAACAACAACAACAATACCATTGGCAGTAGTGGTAATCTCATTGCACCCGATGATCAGGGGATGTTCATTACGGATTCTACAAAATTACAGGCGATGGTTAACACCGATATGCCAGACAAAGACACAACACTGTGTGAAAGTACTAACGTAACAGCAAAAGCAAAACTATAACAAGTAACTGATGACAAAGCAACCGCAGAAGCAGAAGCAAAACTATAACAAGTAACTGATGACAAAGCAACCGCAGAAGCAGAAGCAGAAGCAGAACTATAACAAGTAACTGATGACAAAGCAACCGCAGAAGCAGAAGCAGAAGCAGAAGCAGAAGCAGAAGCAGAAGCAGAAGCAGAAGCAGAAGCAGAAGCAGTGCGAAATGTGTTCGTCGATAGTATATATATATATATATATATATATATATATGATTCGGTTTCGCCTTTCCCTAAAATGGGTACGTATGCTGTTTTCTGATGGTTTCAATATTATAGTTAAACAATCAGATAAAAGCATCATCAGACCTGGCAGACAGCACGAACCACATTCGTCTGTTTTTAAAATATAAAAAAACACAAATTGGTTCGCACTGACCCAGCATACCACCCATAAATACAAACTCATTTGAAATAAGCAATTTCGTGTGAAGACTATGTCCGAAACGTCCGAAACGTCGTGGGATGTGATTGACACGTTGTTTCGTTGTGATCGCAGTGTGTTGGTGCAACATCAAATCAGCAGTTACAACAAGTTCATATTGTCTCAGTTTCCGCAAATTGCGGAACAATACAATCCAATCAGCATTCTGCACAATTACAACGAAGCCAATAGCAAATACGAAACGGAAGTGAAAATCTATTTGAGTAATATGACGTACAATATGCCGATTATTCACGAAAACAACGGCAGCACCAAACCGATGACACCTGCAACTGCCAGACTGCGCAACCTAACGTACAGTAGCAATATTTATGTGGATATTAAACTAGAGGTGACGGTCCATTCGGGAGACAAATTGGAGAAGTCGTCTTTACACGAACGGAAAGTGTGTAATGTAAATATTGGTAAAATACCGGTGATGCTGATGTCCGAACTGTGTGTGCTCAGTCAGCGCACACATTTGCCGCTTTCTTTGAGGGGAGAATGCAAGCATGAAATTGGTGGATACTTTATCATAAATGGTTCGGAGAAGGTTCTTATTGCGCAAGAGCGGCAAGCAGAGAATATGATTTTCTGCTTTCACGACAAGCGGTCCGCAAAGTTCTCTCACATTACAGAAGTTCGTAGTGTCTCTCCGATTCGTGCAATGTCGCCACGCACCTTGACGGTGAAAATCACGGCAAAGGATGGATTGATGGGGCGTTTGATATATGTATCGTGTACCAAGTTCAGGACACCGATTCCGATTTTTGTGTTGTTCCGCGCACTTGGGATTGAATCGGATCGTGAAATTGTGGAGCGAATCGTGTATGATGTCGATGACGCACATATTATGCCGCTTCTCCAACTCTTGCAACCTGCCTTGCAAGAAAGTTCGCCGATTTCGACACAGCATTGTGCACAAGAATATTTATCCAAACAAACGAATGTGTACAACAATATGCGCGAACAAAAGATCACAGACGACAAACGAATCCGGGCAGTGAATGATATGCTAAAATTTGACATTTTGCCCCACTTGGGCGAAGACAACGCTTTGAAGACGTTTTTTTTGGGGAAAATGGTTCGCAAACTGTTGCTTTTCCAGATGGGGTTCATTCCTCAAGATGACAGAGACAGTTATGCGTGTAAGAGAGTGGATACTGCCGGTGCCCTGCTATCGAATCTGTGTCGTCAGTATTTGATGAAGATGATTAAAGAAATCCGCAGTGGATTTGTGAAAGAAATGAACAATGGAAATTGGAAATACACAAAGAAAATTGATGACTTGTTGAACCAAACCAATTTGTATAAGGTGATCAAAACGACCACGTTGGAAAGTGGTTTGAAATATGCACTTGCGACGGGCACGTGGGGAATGAAAAACGCCGCCCATTCGCAATCTACGTGGACACTTGGGGTTGCCCACGTGTTGAACCGGTTGTCTTACTTGGCAACCCTTTCACATCTTCGTCGTATCAACACACCAATTGACAAGACCAGCAAACTGATTGAACCGCGTAAGTTGAATGGCACACAATGGGGGTATGTGTGCCCGTGCGAAACACCAGAAGGTGCATCCATTGGTGTGGTCAAGAATTTGTCGGTATTGAGTACGATTACGATTGACGAAAGTCCGCAGCAAGTTACGGAAGTGGTGCTATCTTCTGATCTGGCAACAGAGTTCAATGCTTCGACCATTGATCCAATTGTGTTAAAAGATGTGGTGTTGATTTATGTCAACAGCAAACCAATCGCATACACCTCCGAACCGCACGAGCTAAAACAGTCGTTGGTTAAGATGCGTCGTCGCGGAGTGATTCACCCCCACACGTCTGTATCGTTCCAAATTTCGCAAAAAGAATTCCACATATATACTGAAGGTGGGCGTCTGATTCGTCCACTGTTTATTATGCAAAATGGTAAGCACACGTTCACGAAAACAACCCGCGAACGCCTCAAGAACAAGACGATTCGTTGGAACGACTTGGTCATTGGTTACCACGATGAAAAGGGGAAATACCATCTATCGGTGGTTGAATACATTGATGCAAACGAAGTGGAACATACGCTGATCCAGATGCATTTTGACAGCGAAAAGCACCCGGCAACACCGCAGCACACACATGCCGAGATTCACCCGTCTATGATTATGGGTGTGGTGGCATCTACGATTTGCTTTCCCGACCACAACCAAAGTCCACGCAATACGTACCAGTCGGCAATGGGTAAACAATCGATGGGGTTGTACTGCACCAATTTCAGCAAACGATTGGATTCGCTTGCGAACGTGTTGAATTACCCAATGAAACCGCTTGTGCAAACACGCGTTGCGTCGCTGATTAATCAAGACAGCATGCCTAGTGCCGGAAATGCGATTGTTGCGATTATGTCCTATTCCGGGTTCAATCAGGAGGATTCGTTGATCATTTGCAGCGATTCGGTAGACCGTGGATTTTACCACTCTACGTTTTACCGAACGTATAAAGATGACGAGCGGAAAAATTCGATTACGGGGGAAGAGGAGAAGTTTATGAATCCGGATCCACATAATACGCGTGGATTGAAACCCGGTTCGTACAATGCTCTGAACAAGGATGGATTTGCAAAACCCAATATGGTGCTAAAGGGTGGTGATGTGATCATTGGAAAAACAGTCCCGATACGAGAATCTCAAAAGTTGAACGGACAGAAACCGATGCACGATCACAGCACGACCCTTCGCCACAACGAATCGGGTATTTCAGACACTACATTTGAGTCACAAAATGGAGATGGATATCGGTTTGTGAAAGTGCGTGTTCGATCAACTCGTATTCCGGGCGTGGGTGATAAGTTTAGCAGTTGCCACGGACAAAAGGGCACAGTGGGGAATCTCTTTTGTCAGCAAGATATGCCGTTCATTGCGAAGACCGGCGTGACCCCAGATATCATTATCAATCCGCACTGTATTCCGTCGAGAATGACAATGGGGCAATTGTACGAATCTATATTGGGAAAATGTGGCGTGCATCTGGGTATGCGTGGGGACGGCACTGCGTTTAACGATATGAACTACGAGTCGATCTGCGAGTTGCTTGAAAAATGTGGTATGGAAAAGAATGGGAACGAAATCCTGACACACGGTCAAACCGGTGAACAGATCCCGTGTGCCATTTTTATGGGTCCGATTTATCAACAACGCCTGAAACATATGGTGGAAGATAAGATGCATTCTCGTTCGACGGGTCCGAAAGTGATGCTCACCCGCCAGCCTGCCGAAGGGCGTTCTCGCGATGGTGGGTTGCGGATTGGAGAAATGGAGCGCGATTGCATTATTGGGCACGGAGCAGGGTCGTTCTTGAAAGAGCGTATGTTGGATATGAGCGATCGGTATGCAATGCACGTCGGCAAAAAGAGTGGTTTGATTTCTGCCGTCAACAAGGAGAAAAATATATGCGAAACGTTCGAGGAAGACCGATGTGATATGGATGTGACTGAATTGCGGATTCCATACGGGTTCAAATTGTTGTCTCAAGAATTGCAAGCCATGTCGATCGCTACACGACTCGAAACCAAATAAATAATCTTGCTGTTAACTCAATATATAGATACTAATAATATACATTATGCCGAAAAAAAAAATGTATTTATCAAAATCGTTTCATACACTGTACGCACAAATGAAATCCGTTACGGTCACACAAGTCATTGCGTACCTTATTGTTGTCTTTGCGATCGGTGTCATACTTCGCATTATATGGGACACCTCAACTGAACCATTCTTAACGCAACGGGTAGCACCGAATGGTTCCGCACGCGCTTCCTCTCAGAATGCCAGAACGTTGCCACAGTGTCAACCGAATCTGTACGTGTCCGATTCCAGTAATAAATCTTGCGCAATGAACGAGATACGTGGTGGTCCAAAATGCCAGTATAATTTTAATGCACCTGCCTCGTTTGATTCTCAGATTACGATCGTTGCGCCCGCCCCCACCACCGACACTGCAACCACCGCATCAACTTTCCCCCCCACCACAACGACCACATATGCGACTCCACCGGGGGTTCTGTCTGCGATGCAACAAATCGAGTTTTGCAAAAGCAGTGGTGATACGAACTGTCCCACATTACGAACTGTGTGGAAAGAGTATAACGATGTAATCAATAAAAATGTATCTGATTTACAAACAAATGTCGATAAGATAAACGCTACGGTTCACCAGAATACACAGAGTGTGGCGGCCGCAAAGCAAAGCATATCCGATGCGATTGCTAAGAGTAACAACGCCCAATCTGTTTCGTCTGCCAGTCACGCGTTACTCGGTGGGATCAACAGCAACCTCCAATCCCAAAATGCGTGCACAAAAGAAGTCGTGGCATTGAATGGCCAAATAAAACAACTGCAATCCGAACTTTCGGCAGAAACACATAAATACACAGTCGCAAATACGAATTATCAAAACGAACTTGAGAAAAACATTACAATCCTGAAGAATCAGGCAACTTGTGCTGCTGGCACAGCAAGTCGCGCCAGTCTCGGAACACCATCCACACCGGCAGTAACCACAACGCCTCAGGAGTCTTTCCAAAATAACAGCCGCCGTCATTCCGGGTTTGTTCAAAGCGTTTTTAATAACACCTTCTTCCACGCATTGTAACGGTAACTGTAACAAGATA